CCTGATACTTAAGTATCTCTCCTTAGGTATTAATATATTAATATAAATATATCCTAAGGATGATACTTAAGTATGACACTTAAGTATAGGGATACTAGTCATGGTAGAATTAAGAAAAAGGGAATGCCCTCACCCTGATTGTATGAGTAGTGATGCCTTTGGTTACGATACGGAAAGGAGGATTGGAGGATGCTTTTCGTGTGGAAACGGGTATCCTAAGAAAGGTGTTGTCTACGAACAGCACTATCTGGATATGTACCCTCTAGGAAGAAGTCGGAGAACTGAAATGGAACCACAATACAAACCCAAGGTAGTACCACTACTCAATCTACAATACAGAGAGAGTAGGGGTATCACCGTAGAAACTATGAAGTTCTACGGAGTGCAGACAGAAGTATCCTCTGAAGGGAAAAGTGTATCTCACCATTACAAGTACCCCAGCGGAGCTACTAAGATCAGGACTCTACCTAAGACTTTCAGAGCTGAAGGGCTTAGGTCAGATGAACTGTTCGGTATGGATAAATTCAATGCAGGTAGTTCTAAAGCTGTCACCATAACTGAAGGTGAGCTTGACGCTATGTCTGCTTATCAGATGCTTGGTAGTAAGTATCCTGTAGTCTCACTACCTACTGCGACACCGAGTAAGAAGATATTCGAGAACTGTAAGGAGTGGTTGTCTTCCTTCGAGAAGATATACCTATCGTTGGATAGTGACGGAAAGGCTGACGGTATAGCTACAAAGCTAGTCAACCTATTTCCAAATAGGATATACCGAGTACCCCACGATAAGTACAAGGATGCAAACGAGTTTCTTCAGGCAGGAGCATCTCAAGAGTATGTCAGGTCTTGGTGGTCTTCTCAGAAATATGTACCTGAGAATGTGAATAACACCACACAAGATTTTCTTACTCTCTACAGGGACAGTGAAGACCCCATCTACCTACCTACGGGTGTTTCTGAATTAGACAGTGTGATCCTAGGTCTTATGCAAGGACACTTCACAGTCTTTCAAGCACCGGAAGGCATAGGCAAGACGGAGTTCATGCGGTTTCTGGAGTACAATATTCTAAGCAACCACAAAGATATTCCCATCGCCATCTGTCATATGGAGGAAGCCCCCAAGAGGTCACTGCTTGGTCTGGTGTCTTATCAGTTACAGCAGAACCTAACCCGTAAGGAGTTGATCGTTGAAGCCGGTATGGACAGAGATGTAGTCGATGCCATCAAGAACCTAACCCACAACGAGAACTTATACCAGTTCACACTAGGAGTAGACGAAGACCCTCTATCTATCTTAGATAAGATAAGGTGGTTCGCTGAAGCATGTGAATGTAAGTTTGTATTCTTCGAGCCTATCCAAGACCTAGCCTACTCAAGGCAGACGGATTCCACAGTCGAACAGTTTCTGTCTGAGTTAAGCACGAAGCTTGCTAGGCTTGCATCCGAACTGAATATCGGTATCATAACGATTGCTCACGAGAATGACGATGGTCAGATAAGAGACTGCCGCATGATCGGTAAGAGGGCATCCGTTGTGGTGAAGCTAGAAAGAGACAAGATGGCTGAAGACCCTAGCGTTAGAAACTTAACGACGCTTTCTGTTACTAAAAACAGACCAGCAGGTAACACAGGTTATGCAGGAAGCCTTGTGTTTAACCCTGACAGCTTCACGTTAAATGAACTATGAAGATAGACCTTTGCTAACCAGGGGTCTAAGTCTGACTAGGAGGAAGAACTATGGTGACTAAACGAACCAAGTACAGGTCTATGTCTAGGTCTGGGTCTTGGTCTAGGTCGGGGTCTGGGTCTAGGTCTGGGTCTAGGTCTAGGTCTTGGTCTTGGTCTAGGTCTGGGTCTAGGTCTAGGTCTGGGTCTTGGTCTTTGTCTAGGTCGGGGTCTTGGTCTGGGTCTGGGTCTGACTAGGAGAATGAAACCTATAATGAACTATGAAGAATGAACTATGAAAGTAGCTATGGACATAGAGACAGACAGCCTAGATGCAACACGTATCTGGTGTGTCTGCTCTGAGGATGTAGACACAGGGGAGCAAAGGTTCTGGTCTCACGTCGCACACATAGAGGAGGAAAGAGAAAGCTTCATAGACTACTGCAAGAGTGTTGACACCTTTGTGTTTCACAATGGCTTGCAGTTTGATGTACCTACTATCAATAGGCTACTAGGTAAAGTAGTAGTACCACCTGAGAAAGTGATTGATACTCTTGTACTATCTAGGTTAGATAACTACAGCAGAGAGACAGGCCACAGTCTCAGATCATGGGGAGATGAGTTTAGGTTCCCTAAGGGAGACCACAGTGACTTCTCTCAACTGACACAGGAGATGTTAGACTACTGCAAACAAGATGTATCCATCACAGTCCGCCTATACAAGAGGTTGATAGGCAGGTGGTCTGAAACAGAAGCCAGTCGTGTGGAGCACAGCATACAGCATCTGTGTCAGGTCATGCACGAGAATGGCTTTCACTTTGACAAAGGCAAGGCAGAGGAGTATCTAAATGAAATAGAGAACCGTATGAAAACACTGGAGCGTATGTTTAATATAGCATTCCCTCCTAAACTTGAGGTAACTAACTCACTAAAGTACAGAGTCAAGGCTGACGGTAGTCTATTCTCTAATGTAGAGAAAGCTAAACGTAAGTACTACAAGACTGAGGTGAAGGATGATCTTTTGTATTGCTACGATTGGGTCTACTTCAACCCAGGCTCTCCAAAGGATCGTATAGACAGACTATGGGAAGCCGAATGGAAACCTGTAGACAAGACGAAGGGTCACATTGCTTGGGAGAAAACTCAAGAGGAGGACAAAAGAGATAGGTTCACTAGGTATGGCTGGATATGCAACGAAACTAATCTAAACACACTGCCTCCTGACGCACCAGAAGGAGCACAAAGTCTAGCTGAGTGGTTGGTGCTTGAGGGCAGGCGCTCCAGTTTAGTTGAGTGGTTAGGTTGTGTAGAAAGTGACAGTAGAATACACGGTAGGTTTCAGCACATAGGTGCATGGACTGGCCGCCTAAGTCACAGTAAACCTAACCAAGCTAACATACCTAGTGCCTTTCATGGTGAACCTAAGACTGCCGTTGAGAAGGTAAAGAGTAGGTATGATGGTGCCTTCAGGTCTCTCTTCTCAGTACCAGACGATAGGTATTATCTGGTTGGTACTGACGCAGAGGGAATACAACTTCGCATTCTAGCTCACTTGATGAAGTCTCAAGATTACGTTGATGCTATCTGTACAGGAAGAAAGGAGAACGAAACTGACATACACAACTTGAATAGAAAAGCTCTAGGTCTTGAACATGTCACTAGAGATATGGCCAAGACTTTCATCTACGCATTCCTCCTAGGTGCTGGTGTTGGCAAGGTTTCCCAGATTCTGAAGACAAACACCAAAATTGCTTCGGATTCCATAGAGAACTTCCTTGACACCATCTCAGGATTGCGCTACTTAAAGGAGACAGAGATACCTAAGCACGCTCAAGCTGGTTATTTCATTGGTCTAGACGGTCGAAGAGTTCCGGTTCCGTCTCTCCATAAGACATTAGCTGGTATGCTTCAGAGTGGTGAGTCAACCATCATGAAACATGCTACTCTTATCTGGACTAAGCAGCTTGACGACTTAGGTATCTCATACAAGTTGGTCACGTGGCCTCACGACGAATGGCAGACTGAGGTTATGGGGTCACAAGAGGATGCTGAAACTGTCGGTAGGGTTCAAAGGGAAGCTATCGAAGAGGCTGGACGCAGACTCAACCTGTTCTGCCCTTTAGCAGGGAGTACAGACATCGGAAGAAACTGGGCTGACACCCACTAACAAAGGAAAGACTATGGCTAATAAAGGTCAAGTTACGTATCACGATATCCCAGGAGTACGTGTTAAGTACAACCCACACATTACTCCATCAACCATAGATGTGTATGAGTTCAAACCTGATGGTGAGTTCAGTGTCACGGTTCTTCTGACTGAACACCAAAAAGACTATCTGGTTAGGAGTGGCGTTCCTGAAGAGAGCATGGGTAATATCATGTTCAAGAAAGATGAAGAGACTGGTATGTTCCTTTACAAGTTCAAGAGACCCAACATTCAGAATGGTATTGAGTGGGGGCCTCCTGAGGTCTACTGGAAAGAAGCTACCATGCGCAAATCAGATAGTGCTGAATCTACCCAGTGGTGGCGGTATATGGTACCCTGGGTTGAAGAAGAGGACGGTCAGTTGGCTGATGGTTCTTTGATTGATGTAGGGTTTACTATTTGGCAGAGCGAAAAGAACCCTAAGATTAAGTCAGTCAAGCTAACGCGAGTTGGAGTTATCGAAGCTGTCGTACTAGATCAGGTGGCAGCTTAGGTAAGAGAGGGTGAAGTAGTTACTCGCGATTGCTGCTTCACCCATTCCTTTTGGTGATTGGAGATACAAGTTGAGTTTATCGCTTTTGCAGATTGAAGTACTAGAGAACCTGGAAAAGTGCTGGGATATGCTTTCAAAACTAGAAGAAATTGTAAAGGAGGCAGACCTAGTGAACGAACAGTACAGCGCAGCTAAGATAGATAAACTTGTTAAAGAGTTTGATCCTATCTTTGAGACTACCTATTCTCAAATAGAAAGATTGTTTGGTGTCACAGAAAACG